TGACCTCGTTGAGCATCTAGACAAGTATCGATAACCATTTAATTGGATCTTCAACTTTTGACAATGTCATTTTAAGTAATTCGATCCTTTCGTCATCGCTTGTCATAGACAACACTACACCAGCCATTTTTGCTTGGCCTAGTAGTGATTTAGCTCTAAGGTCTTTAAAGCATTTATACAACCCCACCATGATTAAAGATTCACGATTGTGTTCATCCTTAGTGATGTGCTTTCCGACTCGTCGGGACATAGCCATCCTCAGTGTTGATTGCATAATTGCTTTGTTGATTTGTTCTCTTTTCTCCGGTAAATCAAGCCGGCTTGTTACTGCGTCTGCAAAAGCTTGCACGCCTGGTAGTTCAACGTTTTTGATCTCATCGATCAGTTCCTCGGACACTACAGCATCTGTTATGGTGTAGTTCGTCAGTGCATTCTTAGCTAGCGTCAGACCACCCAATGCCCTATGCGTGCCCGTTATTATATACGCGTCTTCAGTGGTATGGTTAAATATTCCCGAAACCCTCTTATTGTACAGATATCTCAGCACGATTGCCGCTTTCGTCGAAAAACCTCGATCCACCGCTTCGAGTAGTCTGGTCTCGTTGGCTTCGATTGCGTCTGAGATATTCGTCGCCCCGACCGACTCTATCCTGCTGTGTACTAGAGTAGCGAGACCCCTACTAAGGTATTGCCCGTTCCCTGGTCTAGTATGATCAACGCGTAAGAATTCTGCAATGCTGAATGCAGCACACTTCGCTTGTTGCGCCCTGATGTTGTATTTCATTGCGTTGCGTCGCATCGTTGCACATTCACTAATCTTACGAATTCCAAACAATATGTCGTCTCCATTGTGCACCGATACTATAGTCCTTTTGATTCCCTCAATTAGTTTTCGAGAATATATTTTATTCAATACCGAATTAATGAACGTTGTTAGCCTGTGCCCGCTCAACAAAGTCCCCATGGATTTGTATACTTCATGTAGCCCCATATTGTCATGCACGTACACGTTGTCGTGAGCCGCAAATATCCAATCAATTGCCTTAACTTGCTCATCGGTCAGAAATTGACCATAAGCATCCCTAAAAGCATGGATGACTGCTTTCATCGCATGTGTAGGGTGTTGAGCATTGAAATCAGCAAAATCGAAAGCGTACGGGCTATTACCATCTAGAACGCCTTCTACCGCTGATTTAACATAATTGTCATTCGATTTTGAGCCTACTGGGAAGTCGCCGGGAAGTACTTCTTCACACATGTACATTCCGAAGTTAGTCAATACAAATGTTGCAAGATCTACCCCGTATATGGCCCTCAGCTTCGCCCACTCCCATTTGATGGATGACCAAGCATGCGTCTCAGGAAATTTGTCCAAAAAGAAGTCAATCGGCGTATCGTTTGGCATCCTTATCAACGTCATGAACTTGTTCCTTAATGTTCGATCTTTGAATATCCACTGCGCATCGTCATCATGTTGTGAATGGACTGATCCCGTTGGTGTAAATTGCCATCTCGACTTCCAGTATTTCTCCCACGACATGGAAGGTGGCCTCCTGCCCTCGTTCGCGGCACGCCTAAATATTTTGACCGCTTCCTGGTAAACTTCAGTGTATGGTATATCGACTACATCTGGTTTGACCCTGTGGTCTTTCTCCGCTTCCCAATCGATCGAGCCAACGCCTCTATTCGCAAGTACGTCTATTTCAAAAACTTGCCGCAGATCGGCTTCGATACAATTCTGCATTGCCTTCATGAAGCGGGATGCATGTTTTGCACTCTTTGCCCAGTCTTCGACAGTGGTTTTTGACCACATGTCCGCTCTGCTCACTATTTTCCTCAGTGCAGGTTGAAGGCTGTAGTACCAACCAAGCGTGCCGGATGCGAAAGCCTGTGTAGCGTTCTCCATCAATGAAATCGATGTAACTACTTGATCAAGTTCAATCTCGTCGTCATGCATTAAAGCTTCTAACATCTCAGATACGTTATAATGCGTATGGTGCATGCCAGTAATTTTTGACGAAGGCAAGTTTCTCAATCTCTTCAAGTCTTTTTCTGTTGGCCTCCGGTTCTTGTACTTATTTCCGAAATGTAACTCAAGATTTTTAATGTTTGTAGGGTCATTGTAATAGTAGTCACGCATGCCCACAACCGCATAAGATGCTATTGCTGATTTAACGTACGGTGCTCCTGTGATTGTGTCGCTCGTCGACATGTACATATAGCTTGTTCTACCAACACGCAAGATGTAACCGCCCATAACCATGCCACGCCATATGTATGTCCAACTCCCTTTCTCATCGATTGTAGACTCTCGTCTTGTGACAAAGACATAATCCGCTTCAGCCAGTCCGCACATGTACACACCCCCTCTCCCGCTAACTCTAATGTATCTAGGCACGAAGTTGTGAGTCAAGGTCCTAGCGTAAGTTTTTACTTTCTTGGTCAGTACGTTTTCGTCTTCATATGCTATTACATTAACATCACCTGTGTCACGGATATCGTTATTAACCATAAGGTTTGTTGATGATATCCCTGCCTTGACTAATGTTTCATGTCCTTGCGGTAAAGATACGAACTTAGCAGCCTGACGCCTTTCTTCTACCTCACGTGGGTTCACTGATCTCCAACTTCCTGTGGCCCATCTTGTTCGGCCTGAGCTGCATGCACTTGATTGGGGATCTGCGGCTGCGGCTGTCCGTCCTCGCCAAAACCCTGGTTTTGGTCAACCGGTTGGTTGTGCATTCTAGGCATCGGCGCGAGTTTAACTGGTACTTGACCACCAGCGACGACTCTGATGTTGATGTTGGGGATTGTGCGCTGTTTGCGGTAAATTGTAGCCATCGCATGTCGACCACTTAGTGCCATCCCGAACTTGATCGAAGTTGTATTAATCGCAAACGAAATCTTCCCGGAGTGCATGGCGTCGACTGCACCAGTGATGACTTTACCATAATTTTCTCGCTGAACGCTGTCAATCAATATGTAGTGTGTATTATAAGTTGGATCGAAAGCGATTGAATCTGGTTGTATGCCTATCATATGTGTCGGTGACCAGGGTGAAAATTGATCTTGCGCACCAGACGTTTGTTGTAATGTAATGTTTTGGCCAAAAATTCGATAAGCATTTGTCACTTTGAGAGCGTCATTGTAGTCTAACGTCGTATCTGCGTGTAAACCGTCTAATGTGAAACCGTCTGTCACGTGGCTTATTCCAGACAGTAACCCATTTAGTTTCCCATATAATAAACATGGAGATACAGGTAAATGAAAAGTCGAGCTTGTATCGAGTCGGTTACCATCTATGACAAAATCGTCAACATTCGCATCTGGATAAGACTCTCTTACCCATGGCCGCAGACCCCCGATCATGTAATCTTGCAAGTCCCAAGACACACCTATACCAGCCTCGAACATCGTGTAAGGATCACGGCCTGTAATCGCCCCAACACCAAAAGCCATTTGTTCGTGTGAGCTTGTGAGCTGGGGGTATGTTGAAATTACTTGTGCATAAGCTATCGAATAGCTTTCGTACGATAACGTATATTCAAATGCCGTCGCCCATATGCCCATAATTGAAGTATAGTTCAGTAACCCTGCAGCGATTACCTCTTTCAACGCAGTTGTTTGATCCGAAAATGTTAGGTCAATTCCATTTGCGTTCGTTTTGTAAGGCTCCCCTTTCAAAAGCGGTTCATACTTACCCCTGAAGTACGCTGGTGCGGGTAATGTGACCGTAAGTTTTGAAGACTTGTAGGTTGCACCTTCAGCGCTTGCTGCTTCAGGGTAGAAAGTTGTTCTGCAGATAATTTCATGGACAATTGCGAATTGACTTTCGATTCTATTGAGTTTGACGTATGCAATGAGGTATGCCCAGATTTGGCCTGGGTCACGCCACTCAACGTCTGCGGGCGCTGAGTAGTCCGCCTGACTGTTGTGTGTTCCGTTGTCCCACCTAAACACATATCTGTTAACCATGACGCCCGGAACATTGAAGAGGTAGGATGCAGCTTGGTCTTCGGCGTTATTTCTGCCTGCTGCGTGAAGTGCGTAAAAAGTGTTTCCGCGCGGTCCAAGCCACGGGATATATATGACGTTTGTGTGATCAGCCGCTCCAAAGTTTGCTGCTGTAAAATCTGCTGGTCTATCATCACCTTCTGCTGATGGGTCATTGTCGTTTGGCGGTCCGATATTAACTTCAACTCTGTTGAAAGTCGTTCCTCCGTCTTCATTACTAAAGATGACATGGCTGTCTCTGTAGTTCTTGTTGAGCAAGAAAAAAGTTCCAGCGTTCTGGTCAAGCGAGATTCTATTGCGATTAGCCTCATCTCCAGGGTTGAGATAGACTTCTTGACGTCCTTTTGCAGTGTAATATGGTCCGACGTTTGCTCTTGTTTGGACTGTTGAATCTCTAAAAGCCGCACTGAGATATGATTGATACATGTTTGTAACGATTGCGTGGTGTGCATCAGCTGTGTTAGCTGTGTCAACTGATTGGATAAAATTGCGTTGATTTGCGGCGTCAATTCCTTTGTTTGTTCCAATGACTTTCTTAAGTTTCTCGAGATCAGGACGCCCATTCGGGTCGAGCAGCTCAGAGTTGAGACCGCGGTAGTCTGCAAATCCTCCAGTAATTTGAGTTTGGACTTGCATTCCTGTGGCCGTGAATGTGAGGCCGCTTGTAATGGCGTTTTCAAATTTCGCACTACCAGACTCGATTCTTGCAACTGCTGTGCTTGTAACGTCGAAGCTACCGAGTGCTGGGGCGGAACGTGTGTATCCAGATGTCGCGTCCCCAAAGATCGCGTCCGTCTCATGTTGCATGTCAAAAATCAAAGTGTGAAAGGGGGATTTATGCA